GATACTAGGTCTAGGTGTTCTGACATATTTGCAACGACATCAGTATCGCCCATGAAGGCCACTGGTGATATTGATGTGGCACTAATAATCTTTGTCGCATAAGTAGCGTCGACAACTTTATTTATTGCAGCGACCCGCTTATACCATTCGTAGTTTGAATTCGTTAAGTTAGTTCCGCTGACCTGATCCGCGCCACCGACTCCAACGACTTGGAATTGGGAGATGTATCCGACCCAGTCGACGCAGTGAATCGTGGTGAGCGTGATTGGTGTTGTGAGGCTGATTGAATTATCAAAGACAATTCGCTGAGATACATTCTCGATATAACCGACAAAGGCGTAACCGGCAAATTTGCTGAATGAGATGCGGACTAGCGCACCTACGCCAGGGACAGAAGATAAGTTTTTGAATGTTGCGTTTAGCGTCCCGACATCGACCTGCGACGATCCAGGCGGACCGACTCGGCCGCCCTGCGAATAGTTCAGGCCGTTCACTAAGTCTGCTGTCCGGTCAGTCCAAACAAATGGGGTAGCCCACGGAGAAGTCTCTATGAGGACTTCACCGTATAACGGTCTCTCGATAATTGGTAGAGCCATTATCGTCGACCATTCGACCGGTTATAGTCCGCAAGTACCCTGGCTACCTCGCGTCCGGCGCTGACAGAGTCTATGGGAGCGTTAAAGTTGATAATCGGCGCAAGAGTAGGCTGACGGTCTGCCGGCGTTGTAGGCCCGCTAGGCGTGTTGTCAGTTCCGCCGGAGCCGTAGTTTCGTCGACCACCACGACCACCACCACCACGACCGAAGACGCTGTTCTCGTCGTTATACTTCTTGATCTCTTTAGTAGCGGCCTTCCAGGCGTTCATCAGGTCAATAACAAATCCCACGACCGAATTGATGGCCTTAGCCATATTGACAAAAGCGTCGACAATAGCCTTCAGGTCTTCTTTACCCTGCGGGGAAGACAGCCATTCGCTAATCTGTTTGTTCATCTCTTCGAGATAAGGCAGCATAGCCTCGCCGATGGTGTCACCCATCTCATTAAATTGCTGAATCATCTTCTCGAACGGAGTCGCAGACGCTTCCGACAGACCTTTGACGCGGCCTTCAATTTTGCTCAGAATCAGCTCCTGGGCTTCGAGCTTCCGACCCGATTCCGCCAGGACAATAATCTTCTTACGCTCCTGCTCGGTAAAGACCACACCGGCACGACTCAAAGTGTTCAGTTTCGTCGCTGGGTCTTCGAGCATACGGCCGAGCTTGATGGCGTTTGCTTCCATCTCACCGAATCCACCAGCTGCGAGGTCCATCGCCGCCTTCGTCGCACGGTCGAACGACCCGCCCATACGATCCGCGCTCTTACGAATCGAAGAGAACATAAGGAGCTTCTTTTGGATCGCCTTGATTTGCTCGTCATCGACGCCGGTAGCCTTTGAGACCGTGTCTGCATATTTACCCATCCGCTCGACGGTCTTATCTGTGGCCGCAGAGATGCCGTTCATGTTCTCCAGCATGAATCGGAGCTGGATGTCGGCCTTACGCGATTCCGCACCCATATTGGCAATAGCGGGAACTACTCGAGACAGAGACGCGACCAGAGTAATAAGCGCGGCAGCTCCCATCTGGAATCCGCGCATAGCGACCTTACCGAAGGTCAGAGAGTCGCGTCCGGCACGCTGAAGACCAGAAGACCATCGCCGCGTCTGAGCGACGAGCGTAACGATCATGTTGCCGGATGCCATCGTCTAGCCTTTCTGGTTGAGAATGTCGTGAAGGACCTCGAGCTCGTAAGAGCTGAATTCGCGGAGCACGCTCGGGGCTAGACCGGTTGCGACCACCAGCGGAATAATGCGCTCCGCCTGGCCCTTCTTTATTTTTTTAGTGGTGTGTCTTCAAAGATTTTCGAGAGTTCGTCCGGTGTAATCTTCCGAGCGTCCTCGATTGTGAACGAGCTGTCCGTTTTGCGCTTCAAGACCCAGACCAGAGCGGTCCGCAGTTTCGAGACGCCAGGCTTATCTTCTCCAATATCTGAGAATGACAGTCCCGCATAGTTTTCGATGTCCTCGATGTCTCCGAGGGTTAGGGTGTCGATGTCCATTGTTTCTCCTATGATGTTTTCTGGTATTCGTATCCGTTGACGCGGATATAGCGCTGAAGTAGCGAGTTCCATAAGGCTACAACATGGGGCTTAGATGCTTCTCGAGCCTTCTTTAGATATGTGTTTTTGTTGTCCGATCTAATGCTCTCGAATCGGATACCCTCGAAGGCCGGTCCAGTCTTGCTGCGGCGAATCGTATACCGACCGAACGGATAGTACCGACCGAACGAAACTGATTTACCGTAAGGCGTGTTAGCCACAACGACGCCACCTATCATCGTGCTTTTCTGTCCGTACTTATTGAGTACGCGGGCCGACGCTTTACCATCAATTTTGCGGGCTAATTGTCCGCTCTTGATAGGTGCTCGGCGTCGACCCTCAGCGGCGACGATCTGCGCTCCACGCTTCATCCAGGAATTGTATGTCCGGTAGTCCTTCGCCATGCGGAGCATGAAGTTTCGAGTCTCACGGACGCCCGTAATCTGCGCGTAGCCTTTGGCGTTTAGTTTTGCCGATGTCCGAATCCCGAACCCTGCGTTTACAGAGCCCGAGCCTTCGGAGACCGACCAGGTTGCCATGACTTACTCGGTTGCGAGGAATGGCTCGCCGACGATGTCCATACGGACGCCCTCGAACGAAAAAGTCCCATCGGCCGCAGCCTGGCCACCCAGAACGAACGACCCGCGCATAGGAATCCGAACAGTCGAAACAACTACCGGAGTCGGTGAAGTGTCATCTTCGGATCGGAAGTGCGGCTCTGCGACCGTGGCTGTTGCGTTTCCGTGCGGAGCATAGACATACTCGACCTCTTCGCCGGCGTTGTTCCACATCGCCATCCAGAAGGATGTCGACTCGGTTGACTGGACTCCGGAAACGGTGAAGAACCAGTCCGGACGGCCGCCGAGCGAGACATCATAGAAAGTTTCGCTGTCTGATGCTGCGGGCTCGGATTGGAGTTCGACCGATGACAGGTCTGCCCAGTAGTCAGTCCCATCGATGGTCATCTTTAGCGCATTCGCTTTGATTCGTGTTGAAGTTGGCATGATGCCCTCTCTTATTGTCTGGTGATCTGGTAAATGTTGGCGTCCACACCTAAGAAGGTCGATGCGTTTTCGCCGTATTGTTCGGGTGCGCTGATGCCGGTCATATAGAATCCGGCGGCCTCGCTGACAGCTTCGATGACATCCTCGACATAGGCGTCCATCGTCTCGGTCACATTCTGATTAGTCAGTGCTTGTGCAAAGATGCGGACGCTGAATCCGATTCGCCATTCTCCGAAGGTTTCTCCTGGCTGAATCCACTCGCCGAGCGGGAAGATGACAGCACAAGGCGGGGTAATGTTCGGGGGAACATACTCGAACACTCGGAATCCGGCATCCTCGAGGAGACCGGACAGAGATGCTCGAGCTTCGCTAATCACTTACCGAAACCGATGTTTCCTGCTGAGCCCAGGACGAATGGTGCGAGCAAATCGTAGCTTCTTACCATGCTGTCCCTCGCGATCCTCATTGGTGCAGCGTCGAAGGATGCGAATTGTGCAATTCCGCCTGGAGCGGAGCGACGGTTATACAATTCCGCGCCACATTCCATGATTGCTCGGGTGCGAATGGTCGCGGGGACATCCTCATTAGTGCCGATGAATCGGTCGACTAATTCGACGGCCGGATTCCAGCAGTGATTCTCGATGAATTCTTCATCGACTCCACCGATTACGGCTCCGACATATGTCGTGAGGTTGTCCCACGCGGCCATTCGCTTATCCCTTCGCTGGTCTTACTTAGTCAGCGACAGTTGGGATGATGAGCGCGGGGAATTCGTCAGCGACGCAGCAGAAGGTGCTGAGGCTGAAGGCTTCCGACAGGTTGACCGCGTTCTCCTGCGAGAGACGAAGAGCTCCCGAGGTGTATTGGCGGAGAGCCAGCGACGAGACGAAGGCATCTTCCGAACCGTTGGCGGCGAGCTGCGCGTCGACGATGATGGGGATACCGGCGATCGTGCCACGGAGTCCGCCAGGGTTGGCCGAACCGAAGGCTCCAGCGTTCTCCTGCGAGAAGGAGATGACAGGCGTTCCATCAAGAGCCAGGAGCTTCTTGAAGGTTGCTTTACCGACGACGAGAGCGTCGATGGCTGCACCAGCGGGCTGGAAGTAGGTCGCAGCTGCGTCAGCAAGTGCGCCGGCCCATCCGTCGTAGGTTTCAGCCGAGCGAGTAACGATGTTACCTGCGCCAGCCTGAGCCGAAACGGTTGCGGTGTATTTGTTGCGGAGCTGCGCTGCGAGAGCGTTTCCGAGTGCGATTGCCTGGCCACGGAGTACCGAGTCCAAATACGGCACAGTCGACCTGGTCACGGCCTGAAGGCTCAATTCGGCGTAGTTGCCCAGAGTGACGATGGCTTCCGAGTCGGTGTCGACATCGAGCTCGTAGTAGCCCAAGTTATCGCCTTCGGCGTCCTGGACATCCGTGCCATCCGTCTGACCGGTGACGCGAGCGAAGGTGATCGTCATGCCGGTTGCGGGAGTGACTCCACGACCGAAGACGGCTCCGAGCGGGTTTGCACCTTCGACAAGGCGGATGAGGTTGACATCGACAGGGGTAACGACCGAGTTGGCCGTCGTTGCACCGGTGTAGGCGCGGATAGCCGAGTCATCGCCTTCTGCGATTGCCTTGAGGAATTCGCCAGCTGAACGAGTGTCCATAGCGGGCTCGGGGCTGGTGTTGATGCCAGCGACCTCGCGCTCGAGGTGCTGGATTGCTTCACGGACCTCGGCGAGATCGGAAGCGGGGATCGTGGTTTCGTCCACTGTTTGCTCCTTAGAGTTTGCCGAGTCCGGAGTTTCCGGTTCGGTTTGTTCGTCACGGACATCCGTGACAATCGCGCCTGAATAGGCCGCGAAACTTACGAGGCTGATCTCTTTGACGAGAGCGTCTCGAACCTCTGTGACTCCATCGACTACGGCAGAATCGCGCATGATGAATCCGACAGACAACGACAGGACTCCGTCAGCTGCGAGAGTCGCGGCGTCGCGTCCTCGAACAGTGTCGGAGAGAAAAGACTCGAAGTGGAATCCGCCGTCACGGTCTGCGCCGCCGGTGATTTTTCCGATGGGCTCGTGACGGTCGTGCTGCCACAACATGAGGGCATTAGGGTCGAGCGTGACCGAGCCAGGAGCGAACCGTTCGTTATACGAAGGTGAGACCTCTCCGTAGGGGACGGCGATGCCGGACAGTTGGCGGGTCGTGGTGTCATAGCGGAGCTCGACGAGCTGTTCGCGTGTTTCCATCGTTTCCATTAGATTGCTCCGTTCGGCGCGAGGCCTTCGATGTTTCTCACCTCGTCCTTCGACAGCCATCCGGAAGTCGGGTCGAGTGCGATCTGGTGTGCCTGATAGCGCGTGAGCGTGTCAGAGCGGAGAAGTGCGTCGATGTTCATCTTCGCTACATTGGTAAGACGGCCAGGGAGAAGAGCGGTCATCGCTTCTTCGATTTCGACATAGTAGGCGGCGAGAGTAAAGCGGGTAAAGGAGATGAGCTCCTGCTCGATGTTCGAGTAAGTATTTGAGCCGCCCTGGAGCGCACTAGCCATGAGGTTGACAGGGATTCCGAAGAGTCGAGCGGTCTGTTCGACACCGAAGGATTGCGTCTCTAAGAATTGCGCGTCCTTCGGGGACAGGTAGGTCGATTGGAAGGACAGGCCGTTACCGAGTACGGCCGTCTTACCCGAGCCGAGAGCGTTCCAGGCGTTCGCCGCGTTCTGCGCGTCCTCACCGTTAAGCATTTGGTCCGTCTTCAGGATTCCGGCGGGTGTTCCACCAGCTGCGAACCATTCGCTGACATAGTCTCGCGTCGAGGTGATGGCGAGAAGTTCTTTTTGCGCGGACTGGATTGGTCCCAGGCCGTAGAGATTACCAGGGACGCGGAGAAGACTAAGCGGTTGGATGTCTGCGATTGATAGTTTCTGCGTACCCCGATAAACATAGCTCTGAAGGTTGCCAAGATCGTCGCTCTGAATGAGGACATCAAAAGGGTTAAGGCACTCGAGCTTCACGACCTCGTTGCGCGTGTCGTTACGGTATACCCGCCAGAAGGCGTTACCGGACAGAGCCAAAGAGTTAACGGTCTGCTCGAGGAAGGCAGCGCGGGTCTGCTTCGGGTCGGGCTGACGAATCCAGAGCGGGCTCGAAGGGAGCTCGACGCCATCGCGGTAAACATGGATGGACAGTTGTTTGATTGCGGTCGACAGGATGGATACAGCGCGGAAGACGGCCGCGAGAGACAGGGCCTCGTTGGTCGTGATGCCGGACGATGCAGATCGTGGATTAGGGATGGTGCTTCCCGACCAGCGTGCGTTTAAGGACGCGACAGAGTCCCGGCCTGAATCTAGCAGACCTTGAGCCGGTCGATTGAGAAATTCGAGGAATCCCATTACCTAAACACTACATCTTGTGGTATGAGTAAGTCAAGACCACTACATATAGTGTTTGGCGTGTCGTGGAGATGTCCGGAGTCGAACCGGAGTCCGCCGCCGTTCCCTTGCGGGTCTTACGGCGTCGAGATACCCTTCATCCCCAAAGAAAATACCCCTAAAGGACTCTCGGACTCTAGGGGTATTGCGCAGGGAGACCCAGGCGGCCAAGTCCTAAGTCAAGTCCCAATCTCGCGGCCGTGCCAAAATACTAGCACGAATCACTGACAAGAATCACACTGAAGCAGGTCCATCGGGTCTTGAGGCACGGCATAGCCGTTGATATTTTCGTTATCCATAGACCGACCAGATTATCAGAGCGGCCGTGCTCCAGGTTATTACGCGCCGATGAAAAGCTGAAGACCCGACGATTTTGGAGTATGTTCAGACGCCGCATGGACAGCGATCGCGGTAGCCATTACACCGTCGATCTCGACGCTGGAATCGACGCGCGAGATGCGAAAATTCTCGCCGACATTCTTACGGACGGCACGCGGAATCTGATAAGTCATAAGCGGGTCTCCGGCGTGCTGAAGTGTCTTATGCTTCAGACGGTTATAGAGCATCGAGGACGCACGCATCACATCGCCGAGATGATAAACATGGACGCGGAATCCTCGGCTCTCGAGCTCCTTTGCCAGGTCTTTGAGATAAAGACCGTCCATGACGAATCCGGCGGGAGAGTGTTTGATTAGTTGCTGGCAGATGTCGATGAGCTTAGATATTGTCGGCCTGGCAAAGACGGCCACGATCTCAGTGTGGACAATATCGTCGACGAGTATCGCAGCTGCGATGGTTGCCCAGTCTCCGTCTCGCGTGAGGTCGATTGAGAAGAATGGATTACCGGCGGGGAAGGATTCTTCTCTCGGCCGCTCGCACGACCACCAGAGCGACATCGGAATAAAGGTCTTATCGTTCGAGTAGACGAATCGGTTAAGTCGATAACGGATGATGTCTTCGTCCGGCAGAGAGCGAACATCGTCGAGCATAATCTGGGAATCGATACGGCCAGACGCCAGGGAAGGATTCGCTTGCTTTAATAAGCGAAGGAGCTCCTCGTCTTCGCTCGGGACTAGGGATTCTTCTGCTTCCCATATCCACGCGCCGAACCTCGAGGACTCTCCCGCGATAGCCTTCTCCGCGTTCTCATAGAGTCGCTTTAGCAGCGCAGAATTCTGGTCTCCGGCTGTTGTGATGCCGATCAAAATAGAGTCCGCTCTCGATCCTTGTCCCGAGACTAAAGCTGTCCAGGATGAATCGTCGACCAGGTGAACCTCATCCACGATTGCCACACTGATAGGGATGCCCTGGAGCGTCGATGCCCGAGCCGCCTTAATCTCATACCTTGAGCCGTGAGTAGTGCGGATGCCTCGAGTATCGGTGAGCTTAGTCATAAGCTTCTTCAGGCCTGGCGTGTTGTTGATGATTGCCTGGATGCGTTCGTAAAGAATTCGAGCCTGGTCGACCTGGGATGCGATGCCGACATTAATCTGATTCGGCTTCCGGAGCAAAGACCAGAGCCCGAGCAGCGAGGTTAATTCTGTTTTGCCGGATTGACGCGCGACACTGCAAAGAACAGCACGAAACCTCAGCGTCCCATCTTCTTGGAGCTCAGTCATTCGCCGGACTAGCTCTATCTGCCATTCGTCGAGCCAGTAGCCCATCGACCCGCGCCAGGCATCCTCGAGCAACGGAAGATAACGATCTATGTCGGCCTCGAAGTCCTCACGGAGCGGCGGAGTGAATCGGGTCGGGCTAAACATTATCGGCGGAGCAATTCCTCATAAGGATTGACAGCTCCGGCAACAGAAGGCCGCTCCTTGAGCAGACCACGATGAACCAGTCCGAATTGTGCGCTAAGTGCGGCCGTAACCTCACGATCTAATTCGATAGCGAGTGCCTGAAGCAGCTTTACCGACGGA